AACTCAACATTTGTGTGTGGATAACTAGCCAACTCCCTTAAAGGCAATTCATACTTATCTGAAACCCGTTCCCACCTAGAGAACTTCCATAAGGGATCGCCCCTTACTCTAAAGCCTTCAACAGCTAGGGTCTGTTGACCCCAATGGTAGTCTACACTAATATGCGGGCCTACAAACTTTTCCGACCAGAAGTATCCGGGTGGTAGGTGATCGGTCGACGATTCAATCCACTGGATCTCTGCACCTCGACCCATGCCTAATAAGTTAGTAACTGGTCGGACTATGTACCAGTCGGCACAGGGCACCGGGACACCCGCAGGCCCACACTGGTAGCCAAGTCGGCGAGAGAGGATTAGTTTATCAAACAGCCATAGGTCCTGCCAAGGAACAGTAGGCCACACATCTTCATCATTTTGCTGCATTTTGGTCCAAGTTCACAAGTTGTTGAATTAAACGACCATACTTTGTACCATCGCCACTATCATTAATCTGCACATTAACTTGCGACCGAATATTAGCACTCTGCAACTTCTCGAGTTCAATCTGCTTAGTTAGATAATCCATAGACATTTTATGTGAGAGAGCCATTATTTCTATAATATCTTTAGAAGATCCGACGTCGGCTTCTTCCATCTCCCTAAACTTGGTCTTAAGAATAGCATCCATCGCGGCACGCATCTTGAACTGATTATTAAATCCTAAATTCATGAACACATTATCAATATAGGCTTTTACATGCTTATGGGCCAAAGATTGTGAAACCAGGACTACGGGTATATCTAGTAGATCCGCTACTTTTTCAATATCTTGATTTTGTAGGTAGCAGTTAGCAATCTCTAAGTATTCGGGGCTAATATCCAATACCTCGCTTGGAGTATTAGCAGGTAGATTTTTACTCATGGTAGAGTCCATCCTTTGTGTTGTTTTAACTTACCACTTAATACTTGGCTTAGATGCCCTCTACTAAGTTTATGTAGTTCTGCAAAGTCTTTTGCCTTAGTAACAGTATGTAATACTCCATCAGGGCTAAGAATGCTGCTTACCTTCTTATTTTTCATCTTTAAGTATAGTTCAGGATATTCATCTGCTAAATATTTATGAGTTATTCCACTACTTAGGTTTATTACCACTGATAAAGATACTTGTAGCTTAGTAGCTATTTCTTCTTGTGTTAGCTTATTGTCGGCCAAAAGTTTTAATATATCAATGTAGGTGGATTTACTATATTTGCACTTACTATCTGGTCTACTATTACTCATCATTTTAGCATGTAATTCTGGATATTCTTCTGCAAGATATTTATGGGAAGAGTTTGTACTAATATGTGATACTACGTCCCAAGATACTTCTAATTCATTAGCTATGTCTTTTGTAGTCCAATCTGTATTTGCTAATAATTCTAGTATAAGAAGATAGGTATCCTTGTCATATTTGGCACGAATGTTATCTTCCCCCATACTACCTCCATCTCCACCTACGGTACTATTTAAACCGTTTTTAAATGAATTAAATTTGGCTATCCAATATACTTCTCTCTCATTTAATAAGATTGGAGAAACTTCTTCAAGTATTTCTACTTCAGGCATCCCATAATTTAAATAAGCAGATTGTAAAGCTTTATTGTAATGTATGCCGGAACGTAAGTTAGATAGGTGTTTTTTAGTTCTACTATTAATATCCACTGATTTACCTATGTAAACTTTATCCAGTTCTTTAAATTTTAATAAATAAATACCCGATGCCATAAAATTTTACCAATGCAAAAATAATTTCAACGTTTAGATTATATCAGTTTAGGGAATTTTGGTCAATAGGTAAATTTATTGTGGTGTAGGATCGAATGCTGCAGTTTAGGGTCAGTTTGTCTACTGCTTGGCACCGAAAAGGTTGGCTGTATTTTCTTAAAATACCGCCTGTGTGAGGGTCCCGGTGGTAGCGGATAATTCAAAGTCTGATAACCGCCCCCACCATGGCAACGGTCATCAAAATGGTAAGTAAGCTAATTTGTTGCATAATAACAACGTAATGTAAAGATATGTAAAGATGGGCTATGGTGTGTAGCACGACCATAATTTGCACTATAATCTATTCATCGACAGCAACAAAGGACTACATCATGGCACGCACTACAACCCGCACACCACTTGCACAATTCATGGCAAAATCCCTTAAAATGGCACGCTCACGCGATAAAATGGCTGGCCGTGCCTCTGATTCTCGCGTTACTGTAGATTATCTTTGCGGTGTATACTATGGCCAAAATGGAAACTGTTTCCATACTGGCGAGACTATGACATTGGAGCGTGGTTTACTTGATGGCGCTGTATGCGCTACACTATGCACAATCGACCGCATCGACAATGCTAAAGGTTATGAAATTGGTAACATTATCTTGGCCTGTGATGGCATCAATCGTATGCGCTCAGATATGCCACTTGCACAGTTTCGCAAATTGTGCAAATTAATCGGTGCAAAGGCATAAGGGGAAACCCTTTTCATAATAGATAGGATTATATATAATGAAACAATCATACACTAAGGAACAATTAGCAGAATTTGCAGCATTCTGCAAACGTCACCAGATTACATTTAATAACCTAATTGAATATAATTCTGCAATTGCACAATATTTCACAGAATGATATGATTATCAAAATGCATATCATTACCACAATACATACTATTGCCAATAGGGCAATAGTTAACATAATGGATATAGTTACTATGCTAAGTACGATTACTAATTTGCGCCTAGTACCTATATGATTTTCCAGCGCAAAACCTTACTGTTGACATGGGTATTGGTATGTGCTATAATAAAGGCTTAGAAGGATACGATATGATGACACTTGAAGAATTGCAAACTGAATTGTGGGATTTCTACAAAGACATTCACGGCGTAAGGCCTAGGCATTGGACTACAGAACAATGGAATGATATTGAATTTTTAAATGGTCAATATGCCCTACTTAGCCAAACCCTTGCCAATATGCCCGTGGAACAACGCATCGCTGAAGGCTGGAGTACAGCCCCTGGCCTAGGCTTTGATCCATTTGACCCCCTTTTTGCTGGTGAACCATGCGAACAACAACGCGCACCGATGGACGCTGAAACATTGGCTATTGATACTCAAATTCGTCAACACTACTTAGAATCCTATGGTGACATATGACTGAAACAATGATCGTTGCCTTTATGGCAGGTATATTAGCTTGCCTATTCATTAAGCTATGCATAACAATAATAATTACCATATAGAAACACACTGCCGAAGTTGGTTCGGTTAGGCAGGGAGATCCAATTGCCCATGTCGTTAGTGTGTTTCTATATGGTAATGATTGTCAAAACCATTACGGTCGCTTCAAGCGACCGCTTACCAGCCCCAGCCGCGCCGATTTTAGCATAGGCCTATGCGTTTGTCAATAGGTATTTTCCCCTATGTTGTATTTTCGCACAAATGCCTTATTCGCTGATTTTATGCTATAATAAACACATAAACCCGAAAGGACTTCACCATGTATATATTAAATATTATTTTGTCAATCATTGTTGCCCTGATACCTGTTGGGCTTGTGATGTATATTCAAAAAATTGATGGAGAATGGCTATGAAATTATCGTTTACAGAATTGGCAATTGATTCTAGGGAATTCAATGGCCTAAAATATTCCCTTGCCAAAGCCTTAATTATTAATCGGGCGTGTGATTATATCATGCATTACCTATACCCTCACCTAGATGAGGAGGATGTTGTACCCCATGCTGATTTGGCAATCGTTGACTTTTCGGCAAACATTGTAGAAGTACCTGTATCCTGCATCAGGTTTCATTAACCCTACTATTGACCTGGTTTTTATTTTCTGCTATAATTTAATTTTACTTGAAAGGTTCCCCATGACTATCCTATCCTTCACCTCTGCTGCTGGTACTGTTTCCCATGTTGTCAAGGCAACTACTGCTAAGGCAGTAAACTACACTCCCGAACAAGTTACCAAAATGGTAACTGAATATCAGTCGGGCACTACTGTCGAATCAATTGCCGAAGCTCTCGGAAAATCGGTTCGCTCTGTGGTTGCTAAACTTTCCCGCGAAGGTGTTTATCAGGCTAAAACTTATGTCAGCAAATCAGGCGAAGCCGTTGTCAAAAAAGACATGGTTGCCGATTCTATTGGACTAATCCTGCGCTTGACTGAAGCCGAAACTGAATCGCTTACCAAAGCGAATAAGACTGCGCTTTCGAAAATCTTTGCTGCTTTGGCAAATTCTAAGCCGATTTAAAAAATGGGGCTTGTCCCCATTTTAAGAATCCTGGTCAAATTGGCCAGGATTCTTTTTTTGGTATATGGTCGCTTCAAGCGACCTTAATCATTTTGACAAGCTTTGAGGCGCCAAAATTATACCATATAATTTTGGGCCGTGTCAACCGATTTATTAATAACCTATTTTTTGTAGGGTTACTTTTTATGGTAGAATTCACCTATGACTAAAAACAGACTACATACAATCGAGGCTGTCACCAATGGCATATGGCTTGCACTTATCGAATCATATCCAAAATTGGTACGATTTGATGCTCCTAAAATTGTCTTATGTAATCGGCTTACCCGCACGGCAGGTAAAAATTATCAGGAAGAAAATCGTATTCATTTGGGCAATAAATTCTTTCTCAATAATCATTCGGCAATGATGCTAGAAATTTTACCGCATGAGATAGCACATCAGGCCGATTTTAATCTTTTCGGCTTATCTGAAAAAAGATGTGGTCATGGCAAAAAATGGTGCGAAATTATGGTAAAATTAGGCTTACCCGCTAATAAATATCACTCACTTACAATATGATAAAAATCACTTCATGGCTCGGCACAATCGCTTCAATCATTGGGGCTTTTTTGGTAGCATCGCAAATTGTATTCATTGGCTATTTGGCATTTATTGTCGGCTCGGCATCATGGTTGATTGTAGGTGTAGCGCGTAGGGATTCATCACTAACGGTTTTAAATTTTGTTTTCTTTTTGGCTAACATCTTGGGGATATATAATGCTTGGTAAAATTTTGGTTACTATTTTCTTTCCTGTAATTGCCCTCTTAGATTGGACAATTTCAAATTATCCGCTTCGCGACTTTTGGAAAAACAATCGTGAAGCATACTTAGATTTTATGAAAGATTAATCAAAAAGGCAACTATTGCCTTTTTGGAGGCGCCAAAAATGGTCGCTTCAAGCGACCATTATCATTTTGGAGATAGATTTTCTCTATTGGGGCGATAGTTAAATTCAATCATGGAGGCTGGCGGGACTATGCTATAATTCAGCTATGAAAAACATTATCATATTCGACCTCGACGAAACTGTCATTAATTCGACACATCGCACACCTAACAATCCCGATGGCACTCTAAATTTAGATGCCTATATTCGGTTACATAATCCCGAAAATGTGGCGAAAGATACATTATTGCCAATTGCAACACTAATGCGTAATCGTTACGCAATGGGCGATTATATCATTGTTTTAACTGCGCGTGATATGAAACCATGCGATTATCAATTTTTAAACGATCACGGTTTACCATATCATAAAATAATGTCGCGTGACCAAGCAAGCGCAAAGCATTATAAAATGAAAGACGGCGAATATAAAATGCGCTGGATTAAATCGTTTTTAAATTTAAAACAATTTGCTGGTCGGCAAGTAGTTATGTTCGATGATGCTAAACCTGTAAAATCAGCCTTGAGAAAATTATTTCCTGTATTATGTGCTCACAAAATAAATGCACGTTTTTTGTGATATAATAACCCTCTTATTAACTGAAAGCATATAATGGCTAAAAAACAATACTTTGCAATTCTCGATACTGAAACGACGATAAACGATACAGTCGCCGATTTTGCAATCATTATCGTTGACCGCGAAGGCAAAATATACAATCAATGCGCGGTATTGGTTGCTGGCCATTATGACAAAATGGAATTATTCCATGATAAAAATGCCAATGATATTTGGGGTTATGCTGGTTTAAATAAACGTAAAGCGCAATATTCGGCAATGCTAGAATCTGGCTCGCGTATGCTTGCTTCAGTAAATGCAATCAATAAATGGATTAATCAAGCAATTGGCAAATATAATCCTGATTTGACTGCATACAATTTGGCATTCGATTTGGCAAAATGTGCCAATACTGGAATTGATTTGTCGGGCTTTAATTCTAAATTTTGCCTATGGCAGGCCGCTGTCGGTAATATCTGCAATAAAAAACCGTTCAAGCAATTTGCCCTAGAAAATCATGCTTTTAATAATACGACAAAAAATGGCAATATGACATTCAAAACCAATGCCGAGATTGTATGCGGTTTTATTAATAATAATTTTATTGACGAACCACATACTGCGCTGGAAGATGCCCGCGATTTTGAATTGCCCATTTTGACAACGATTATTAAAAAACGCAATTGGCGCGATAATATCACTGCTTACGCTTGGCAAGATTTTCAAGTAAAAAATCACTATACCGCAAAGTAAAACGGTATCCAATTTGGCGATGGTCGCCAGATTGGATATGGTCGCTTCAAGCGACCGTTACTATTTTGATAAGGGTCGGCGCCAAAATTATAGCATATAATTTTTGGCCGTGTCAATAGGGATAAACCCCTATGTTGTATTTTTTCACACTTGATTGTTTTTTTGATTGTGTGCTATAATATGGTTTTACTGAAGGATAAACATGGCTAAACCCACAATGACAATTTTCGTCAATCACCCACAATGTGAGCTTGATTGTGCCTTTGCAATGGCGTCTATTTTCGATAAGGCATTTACTGTCAAAATGATAACCATTGCCGAATTAGATTCTGACACTTTGCAAAATACTGATGTCTTAGCATTCGGTGGCGGCATTGGTGACGCTGATGATTTTGATAATATTTTCACTCTTGGCCATAAATTGCTAATCCACAGCTATTTGGCCAATGGTGGCAAATACTTGGGCATTTGCATGGGTGCATATTGGGCTGGAAAACATTATTTTGATATTCTAGGCGATATTGACGTTGTGCAATATATAACAACCCCTGATTGTGAAATTAGTACAGAATTTGCAACTATTGCCAATGTAGAATGGAATGGCGAACCCGCTACTATGTATTTTTACGATGGTTGTGCTTTTGGTAACTGGTCAGATGAGATTCATTGGGCTAATTATCAAAATGGTTATCCTATGGCAATCCAGCATAATAATGTTGGCGTTATCGGTTGCCACCCTGAAGCTAAAAAATGGTGGCATGATGGTATTGGCGGTTATGATAAAAACAATAAGCGTTTATTGTTAGAATTCGCAAAAGCGTTATAATCCGCAGAAAGGCAACTATTGCCTTTCTAGTAATGGTCGCTTCAAGCGACCATTACTTTTTGAGGCGCCAAAATTATAACACATAATTTTGGGCCGCGTCAAGCTTTTTCCGATTGATTTTTTCTATCGGGTCGATAGTTAACTTCAATCGTGAAATCTCCCAAAAGCCGATTTTTTCTATATAATAGAGGCTTAGCAGGCAGTAAGGGGAAACTGTAAAAAATCCCTGATTCTCTTGGAGTAAACTATGGCAAAATTCGCCGCATCCCGTCCCGTGAACTACACGGAAGAACAAACCACCAAAATGGTGGCCGATTATACCGCAGGCATCGCGGTCGAGCAAATCGCTCTCGAAATGGGCAAATCTGTCCGTTCCATTGTCGCGAAATTGTCTCGCGAAAAAGTATATGTTGCCAAAACGTATACTACCAAAACTGGCGAAGCCGTTGCCAAAAAAGATGCGGTCGCTGATGCAATCGGCGCGGTCTTGCAGCTAACCGAGGCTGAGACTGAATCGCTGACAAAAGCCAATAAAACGGCTTTGGCTAAAATCTTCGCGGCGCTTGCCACCAGCAAGCCCATGTAAGATTTGGCAATGATTACCCGCTTCGGCGGGTTTTCTTTTGCGCTGATAATTGTCTTTTTGCTAATGTTTACCATAACCATAACGGTCGCTTCAAGCGACCGTTATTTTTTGTTACCAAAAAAGCGCAGCACGAAGCTGCGCCAGTGGCCGCGCCAGTGCAAAAACCTGTGCTACCTCGCAGGTGTCGCCGGCGCCAGTGGCCGCGCCAAATTATACTCGCGCAGGCCGCGTGTGTCAAGTAAAAATTTTTAGATTTGCGGGATTTCCAAAAATTTTGTAAAATAGATCTTTAAATAGGAGTAATAGATGACTATATTCGAAGCCACATCTTTTTACGGCGACACCTCCTGGCTCCGTGAAATTAGCCAGAAATTGCTATCTGAAAAAGGGTTCGCTATGTGGGTACAACTGGAATTATTTTCTTGAATCCAGTACCCTAATCGCTTATAATAGATACTTAGACAGAGACAAGAAGAGAAGCAATCTAAGCGACAAAATTTCTTACTTGAATCTCTGCTTAAAACTGAGTATAATAAATCTTTAAATCAACTAACTAAAGGACTTTTTCTATGACCGATAAAATCGTGACATACACTCCTGAGCAAACCAATCAGGCCGTGCAAGACTACCAAGCGGGTGTTTCTGTGGAGGCCATTGCCTTGGCCCTCGGCAAAACCGAGCGTTCAGTTATTGCTAAACTCTCTCGTGAGGGTGTGTACCAAAGCAAAACTAAGGCAGCCGGCGCTGCACGCGTAACTAAGGCTGTGATGGTGGCTGCAATTGCAGCAACAGTTGGTTCAGGAGCTTTGGATAGCCTGGAGAAAGCTTCCTACGAAGACTTGGCCCACTTATTCCGCCACCTGGTCAAGTAAGATCGAGCTTAGGGTCAAGAAATTTAAGTATTGACCTTAAGCCCAGAGTGTTGTATAATTTATTTATAAACAGTCGGGAAGCTAAGATGCACAGGGTGTGATTAGCATTTGTCAACGATCTATTCGCCCACCAATCAGGCATTGTATGTGCACACACCTGCGAAGTTAAGTCAATGACTCCGATTGTTATTTTTTAATTGGGTGGACAGCGGAGGCGGGACTTATCTGCCGTGCGTTCTTAATTGTGGGGAATACGTTCCGAGCCACAGCCCCAAGCACTTATAATCAAAAGTTTAGACTGTTCCGGACAGGTTGATTTAGTTACTGTATGCAGATAGTTTTCGTCTAGTAGAGTGTGGCCACACTGTCGAACGCGACAATGCTGCAACTTAGCTATGCATTAGCTAAGCTTTTGATTATAAGTGTTATAGGTAACCTTCTGATGATGGTCTGACCCTAAACTGCTGGCAGTTTAAAATGAGACCGAAACCCTCTATTTTAAGTAGTCTATTTTTCAGCCTGGTCTGATTTCTGGCTAGTCCTTAGAGGGTAAAGGTATGGAAAAAGTAGTAGGTGGTTCGAACCCACCCCCGTCACCCAATCTGCAACTAGTTGCAGCGCGGTGCCGGGTACGCTTATGCAGGTAAAGCAAGCACTTCCAAGCCATCAAAAGGTGCCAGCCCTCCCAACTGGCTTTGGTTCAGGGTAACATTTAATTATAGGAACCCCGGCGATGGTGCTAACTCCTGAAACGTCTAAGAACAGAGTTAGAGAGACAAAGAAGTCTTTAAAATACAGCCGTCATCTAACTGTCAAGACCCTGGCCTAAGCCAGGGAATGTGAGGACGTAATCTCACCGGCGACCCATTCCCTATCTAGCAAAGGCAGACTCCAGCTAACCACTGGTTAAGGCTTCTAAAGTTTAGGGTCAGGCTAGGGGTGTGGTGTCCCTGGCCAGCTGAGGAAACCAGCACGGGTAACCGTCGAGGACAACCGATAAAATTAGCACAGTCAGAGGAGCTCTGCTTGCCACCACTACAATAGACCTTGACAAGTTGCGGGTCGTGGCTCAACTCTAGTACTAGGCTTCTGTCAAAAGCCAGCTAATCAACTAGCCCCTATGGAGTAATTACCATAGGGGCTTTTTGTTGCCTGCGCCAGTGCAACACCTAAATTTTGGACGTCCGCGCCATTTTATAGTTTTGGGCTATAGACGTCAAGAAAGAATTTTTGACCCTAAGCCAGGCCGCTTCGCGGCAATTGCCTAACGGTGATCTTCGCGGCCAATTAGGGATATTTAGGGATATTTAGGGCTATCTAGAGATATTTAGGGATATTAGGGGAAATTAACACACTTTTGGCAGTTTAGGGTCAAATTTGGTGGTTTAAGCATAAAAAAAGCCTGCTAGATTGCTCTAGCAGGCTTTTTTATTAACTTGATTTTTAGAGGTGGTACACGTCCAGACACAGGGTTGGTTTAATTAGAAATCCAGAGATTACCGACAAGGTTTACTGGTTGCTGGGGTTGTGTGATTACTGGCTCTAGGAGTCTACGCTCGATTAAGGCTAAAACCGACTTATTAACCTTCTCTAAAGATTCTAGGATTTCAGCATTAACATCAAGTAGTTGAGCAATGCGCTCAATGTACTCTTCCTTTTTAACAGGTATTTCTCCACGCTTGGTTAGGTATTCCTTCTTTTTGTAAACACCTAATGAGGATAATTTAGCAATAATGGAACGTACTGGAACTTCCTCTCCCTCTTGAAGGGTAAATAGGGCAGATAGGGCTTCAGGGGTTTGACCGCTTTTGTAAGCATCTAACAGTTGGCTGGTTAATTCTGGAGTATATTTCATATGCTTACATCCAAGGCAAGTCGTTGTCTGTATCTACAGCTACAGAGGTCTCATAAACAGGTTTCTGAAATATATCTGTTTCAATAAGTGGTGGAGGTACTCTGTCCCAGTTTAAGGGGTCTAAGACCATATATTTAGTTCGGTTTTCTGGATGTGCAACCCAGATTTGTGCTAACATTACTTGTGTTAGGTGAGGCATACCTTGATAACAAGTGCCTGTCGTAGCATAAAGTTTCCAAGTAGATTGAGCACTACGTAGTTTACCTTTATCTTTGCCAGTCTGTACTGTAAGGCCTTGCACACGACCACTAATTAGGTGGTCTTTATCAGGCCACTGATCTTCAGGTGCACGAAATAGCATAGCATCTGCAAGATCTTCATTTACTACTTGGTGGATCTCTGCTGGATCCCAAGCTGAATAAGGTGTACCATGTAGGAGACGTTGGGCATATGGGATAAGAGGTACTAGTGCTGAATACTGTTTAGCTGTGCCACGATATTGTGTTGGTAGGTATGAACCGCGAGAGTCCAACATTAGAAAAACCCAGAGACCTCTGTCTGCATCAGTTCTAAAATTATCTTTTACAAATCTTTTACCTGAGATAAGCCCATTATCGTTCTTTGCTGTGGACATATTACCAATTTTGGTGATAATATCAGGCATGATTGTAGTAGACCAGTCTCCAAACTTATAGACATTTAAAAAGTTATCAACAACTGCTTTAAGCCCAGCCTTTCTACGACCCTTAGCCTTACCTGGCAGTGGTGGGTAAGCATTTTGAACGTGCTCATCAGCTATATTACCCTCATAAGCACCACTTTCAGCAGTAACTGCCTCCAGTGCTTTCATACTAAGATAGTACTTGTATTTTTCATCTGCTGATGCATGTTGTGCTGCAGTAGCTGTATCTTCCCACTCATCTGCGGCGGCTAAGTATAGTTGGTATACTTTTTCCCAAGGAATGCTAGAGAAGCTCTTTGTTACACTAGTAACAGCCGAACTCTTTGCACTACGCTGTGCATTTACTTTTGCGTAATTAATATATGGCATCTTTGACCCTAAACTGTATTCGTTACCACGACCTTAAAGATTACCGGAAAAGGAATTTCTTTCCAGTAGCTAGAAGAGCTCTAGCGGACTAAAACAGGTTTTCTCCAGCGGCCCGGGATAAGGGGTGGAGAGCAGTGTTCAATTATTGAGATTTTTTTAATTGCTTTAGCAATTTTTAGACGAAATTAGCCATTACAAGTTAGGGGTAATTTGTGCGGTTACAGAATCTCGTTGCGCACTGCCATGAATTTCAAAAAATTTCGTTCAGGAAGTCGAAATTAGTTAAAATTCAGGGGCGCTGAGATTCTGTAAATCAAATTACGTATTTACTATACTTTATAAAGTTATTATACACATAAAAAGCAAAATCGTCAACTGTATTTTTCCTGAGCCCTAAATCCGTGGTTTTATAGGCATTCTGGTAGTTGATAGAGGCCGATAATACGGGTTATTGTAAGGAGTATTCTTAGTAGGCCAAAGCTCGATATTCCAGCTCTAGCTCGAAGGAGATCTTATAGGTAGGATGCAATCTTTTAGTAGAAAGTAGGCAACTCTCAATGTGGGCAGATGCCATATTTTTTAACTTAATCCAGCTTAGGGTCTGATCAGAGGACATGGCGTAGGTACCCCACTCTAGGGCACTTCGTACACACTCATGACCGTCCTCTAGGTAGACTGAGAGCTCTGTAGCCCGCTCGTGGTTAACTGATCTGCGTAAGTAGTCTATACCTCCATCAATCATGTAGGTCTCCCCATTCTGGTCATCATGTAAGACAAAGTCGTGTCTGTAGCGTGATACTAAGATGGTGCCGTCAGGGGTTTGAATTGAATTCCTAACAATATTCATTTAAAAGCTACCTAGCTCGAAGGCGCGGTGGGCAATTGACCAACCAATGCCTAGGAAAAATGAGAACCATGCAAGGGCTAGAATTGAGGTAATAATGGATAGTATAGAGAAAGCAAGTTTAGTGAAGAAGTTTTTCATAGTTTTCCTTAAAAGTAGATTATAGCACAAAAAAAGAGGGCATTCAAGTCAGAAAATACTCTGCTTAAATGCCCTCTGGTCATACTTGAACGCTGGGTTTTTCAATTTTTACTAGAACGCAAGTGCCCTCTAAGACGTCAAACTTTTGTTTAGCGTCATTAGCAGCTTCTACCATATAAGCCATTTGAGTGTCAACAGACTGCCTACAGGCGGCCTCAGTTTTAAAAGCGTGCTCTGCTTGCATAAAAGAGCAGTCGCCACTCATACACATAAATAGTACTGGTATAAATATATTAATCATCGTGATACCATTATTTCTGCCTCTGGGTTATCCCAGCAGGCGTTTCTGTACCTGTAGACAAAGTCCACTAGGTTGTCATAGTTGCCCCAACCATTTTGGGGATTGAACTCTCTATAGTAGTAGGGGTTTGATAGGAGGATATTAAAGGCCTCATCTAGCATTTCAGAAATATCCTCAGCAAACAGGAGATCGTGCTCCTCAGGGTGCCACAATACTTCGCGTAGGGTCATGTTATTTT